TTGAGAGTAATTACTTGTTGTTGTTGTTGTCATCCATCTATCTCCGTTACCATCATAAATTCTATTATACCATCTTCTAAATCATACAGTACACCTAGAACTTCATCTTTAACTAAGTCTTCACGATCAGTCTGATCTAACTCTAATACAAACTGATCTGCTTCCATCCTTACTTTAAATGTTACTTCGTATTCCATATTATCCTCCGTAAGTTTGCTTAAGAACGTCCATAGATACCCACTGAGCATCGTACTGACCGTCTACAATGTTGCGCTTTATTAGTACGCCTTTCCACCATTCACCATTAGACTGACCTGCCCATGACTCTGGAGCACCTTTGAAACAGCCTACGACTGCACCGATACCACCATTTTGTCCTACGTCTTCTTTGAAGTACATGTCACGCTTATGGCTGTGTCCTACTGAACAAGACCTGTAACGCTTCTGTAGTAAAGCATATGCGTGATGTGTACCACTGATTGCTCTACCGAAGTTACCTGCACCAATGAAGTGTGCATAGTCTACACCATCGTAGTTACGAATAGCAGGTGCACCATTCTCATACTGGTGATACTCATCAAACCATTTCTTAGTACCTAGGTGAGAGAAAGAGATACCATACTTCTCGCCTTCTAGTCTAGGGTCATAATTAATAGCTGTTGTAATACGTGCTTCGTGATTACCTTCGAAGCCATACCACTTTGGTCGTCTACGTCTTTGTTGTTTGAATCTGTAACGTAGAAGTTCTTGAGACTCGTTGTATGACTCAATGTCACCACCGTAGTTCTGAGCAACCACACTCTTAGGCTTAGCTTTATCGTACATGTTAAGTGACTTCATATCTGCTCCGTCACCTAGGTCTATACAATAATCAGGCTTAACATCGTATATCAATCCACCTAACCAATCAAATCTTTCGTTAGTAGTTTCTGGTGATGCGTGTGCACATGACCAAACGATTGCTGTCTTACCCATTGCTGATTTACTTATAGTCATTTCTTTATCTCCTTAGTCCATTCCTCTGGAATAGTTTTATCTGAATATAGAAAGCCATTACTTTTACACCAATCTCCGTAGGTGCTTTTAGCTCCCTTGTAGAGCTTGGCTCGTGAGTTGTTGAATACAAAGCGTATATCGTGTTCTGGAAACTGCTTTTGTATCTCTTTATGTTTACGTCGATCTGTAGAAACAAACCTACCTTTAGTCTCGATGATGATACCATTCTCAAGAACAAAGTCAGGTGTATAGTTCCTCACCTTTAAGTCTGTCCATTTGATCTTAGTTTCTTCATATGTGAAGCTGACACCGCGTTCCTTTAGATCATTAGCTGTCTGTTCTTCTAGCCCTGATCTGTAACCTGCCGCGATACCATGAAATCTACTTCGCTTAGCCATTAGAAATCCTCCACTTCTGGAACCTTGAGTTCTTTCTTAATCTTAGTCAAGTACTGAGGTCCGTATGAATAGGCAAACTTCTTTAATCCTGGCCAACATGCTTTCTTGAATTCACAGTAAGAACATTCCATACATAGTTTCTTGTTAGGAGAAGTCTTGCTTTGTGGTTCATCTTTATACTCACGAGGTGGTGGTACTTTATTCTTTACCATCTCCTTGATTGCTTTGATCTCTGCTTCTTTAGTTTTAAGCTCATCAGTAAAGTCGTACATGTCTAAACATATATGTCCGTTTACTTTATCTATAACTAAGAATGCACCATGTGTCTTGTTAGTAACCAATGGGTCATCTTTAGCCGCATAGACATATGAAGATAGCTGAGAGATGTAGCCGAATGGGTCTTGATCTCTTAGGTTGCCTTCTTTGAACTTCTTAAAAGAGTAAGGAGAAGCTGACTTAACATCTACTGTCATGCCATCTATAACACAGTCTCTACTTCCTTTGATACCGTGTGCATTCATCTTATCTTGTTGACCAACAACTTCGTGTCCTGCTTGCTGTGCGATACCTAAAGCAAGTTCTTCAATCATGTCTCCATAAAAGAACTTGAGCAGTGCGTTGGCTTGTAAGGCTTCTGCCTTATCTGTTTGATTAATCTTGTACCATAACTTGCGAGAGCAAGGTGTTCCAAGTGACGACATAGATAGATAACCTCTAGGCTCTTGTGGAGCTTTGAATCTATCAGAAGCCATCTGAGCTATGTTAGTTCCAACCAGTTGACCGATTGTATTGTCCCAACCTTTCTGACCGAATATAACACTCTCCATGTCTTGTACTAATGTAGCTATTTGTTTAGCCATTTTGTATCCTTCTGTTAGAGGTGCGAAAGGGCGCATGTGCGCCCCTCCAAGTAATTACCGAGGACCTTGCTCTCAGAAAGGAATATCTCCTGGAGTTGCTTTACTAGGTGCAGGTGCAGCTGTTGGAGCAGCGTTAGAGTAGTTCTTAGGTTGGATGCCCTGAGAGACACCGCCGCCACCTTCTGATTCAAATACTACGTGATCAATTACTTGAACACCGCTTAGTCGAGAACCTACGCCCATCTTAGTATCGTATACGTCTACATATACTACACCTACTGAGCCGTTGCCGATCATACCATCAGCATCTGTCCATGCGTCACCGCTTGGGTTGAATACCTTTGGAGCACCTGCCGCCCACTCACGATCAAACTTGTCTTTCCAAGGACGCTTGAACTTGACACGAGTACCGCGTCCATCTGGGTCTGGTTTACCTTGCTTACGCACACCAGAGTCTTTCATCATCTTGAACGTAGCATCGTCCATAATAATGTCAACAGTTGTAGCACCATCTGTTTCTACATCGTACTCACCGTTGTCTCTGTTACCTTCGAATAGTTTAGCCCACTCTAAGATACCTGTTAGTTCTATTGTTTTAGTAGCCATATATAATCTCCTAATGATTATTTGTTGTTGTCCTGCAATTATAGCAGATGTTTAGTGATATGTCAACAGGTCAATGTGTATCATACCACGATTTTCCTATATCATAAGAACCTGGAGTTGGTATCTTGAAACCTAGCTCAACACCTGTCTCTGACATAGTAGTAGCAATCAGTTTACCTAGATGCTCAGCCTCTTCATAAGAGCCTATAACTTCTACTTGGTATTCGTCATGCACAAAAGCACACATCTTGAAGTTGATACCCTCTGCCCTAGCTTTCTTGTGAAAGTTGAGAAGTGTATGCTTCATTAAGATAGACTCACCAGATTGTAGTATACCTGCTAGAGTCTTGTGCTCGTTAGGTACGATAACCTTACGACCATCGTAACCTGTGAAATAGCCCTTGTCTGCAATATAAGGAACCATTCTTTTCTTGAGAGGTGCTAAGCCATCAATGCTTTGCTCAAAGCGTTTCATAGCTGATGCGGCTTCTTGTACGCCAACCTGCATGATACTAGCAGTCTTAGCAACACCTGCACCTAGTAGCCATCCGTATATGAAGGTCTTGGCCATGTCACGAGTAGCATGTGATATACCCAAAGCTTTCTTGTTCATATTGTGGATGTCTGTCTCGTTCTCTTTCTTACCCTTCATAATAGCATTGGCATACATGTCAGCGTCAAAGTGTCGCCACATGTAGTCAGCAAGTACTCGTAACTGAATACCGTCTGCATCACAGCCGACTAAGTAACTACCCTCAGGTACAGTCCAACACTGGCGTAACTGATGATCATACTTGGCCTTGATCTCGTCTACTGCATTACGAGGTGTGCCGTGAAAGGGTGAAGCAATGTTGGCGGTGTTTGGATTGTTGTGTGCACAACGTCCTGTCCATGCGCCAATATTATTGATAGTACCATGTATACGACTGTCATCACATACTTGGTTAATCCACTCAACTAGGGAAGACCTACGGCCTTCTAACGTAAGCCACTGAGCAAGCGACTTAGCACCCCTAGGTGCAGTGTCAGGTAACGTAGACAAGTTGTCTTCTGATACCGTGTAACCATAACGCTCAAGAGATTGCTTCTTGTCGTCATAGAATTCCTTGTCCATCTTAGTAATCTTCTTACCATATGGGTCTCCTATCTTAAGTCTGTTGAACTTATTATGAGTTGCAGTCTTCTCAAAAGGTTTCCAACCTGCATCCCATAGTACGTCTACTCGATCTTTAGAAGCCCCAGGATTGAAGCTGATAAAGTCATAACAGATAAGGTCATCACCTTGTCTATCAGTAGCCGCATACTTCTTCTTAGCATTAGTCACGCTAGAGAATACCGTACCATCTTTCTTCTCACGATACTTGATAGTGTTTACAGGTAGTAGTTTAGGTGGGAAGTCTTCTTGAAAGAGTTGTTCAAGCTCTTGCTTCTCAACTATAACACTGTCTAATAAACTCTGTGCTAGTTCATGGTCAAAGTGAAAGCCATGATACTTGCTACGAACTAACTCAATCTGTAAGTCATGCTCGACACGCATTGATCTAGCCCAATCCTGATCGTATAGGATGTGACTGAAGTGATTGAACAATGCCTCAGTAGTATCTAGGTCTCCATACCAGTAGTCAATCATATCCTGATTGAAGTTGGCAAAGTCGTGATAGTCACCCTTGTAAACACCTAGGCGTATGCCCCAACTCTTTAGTGAGTGTGGACCTTTACCACCAGTAGGTATAGCTATATCATAATCAACTGTACGAGATACAATCAATGTGTCAATAACCTTACGAGGGTCAAGAGGAGCGTCTAACCATTTGTTAAGGATAGGTAGATCATATTGAATGAAGTTATGTCCAACCATCTTATCTAAGGATTGATGCCACTCGGTAGCTTCCTTTCTTGCTATAGGGTCTGTATGTATGTTCTCGAACTTAAAGACTTCACCAGTATCCTGCATCTTACCACCAACTAACCAGATTGAATCTGGATGTTCTATAGCGTTGGTTTCTATATCACAAAATGCTATACGTGCCATGTTGTCTCCTTACATTTCAAAGTTAAAGTAATCCATAAGTAGTAGTTCGAGTTCGTCTTGTAATCTCTCAATTACATTCTCGTCTTCATCATTGTTAAGTGCATGAGCTAATTGATCTTCTGCCATGCCTACTCTTGACTCAAGTTGTTCGAAGTAAATCTGTCTGCTGTCATCATACTGATCTAGCTCGTTATCACTTAGAGTATCAAAGTAATCAACACTTGAGTAGAGATCATCTACTGAGATGTCGTAGTCGTCGTTATCATAATCAGACCCCATTGAAAGTCTCCTCTGCTAGTATTGTAGTGTCTGGTTCATAGTAGATAGAACCTGCTTTGCCTAACCTACTGAAAGGTCTGTTCTTATCAACGATGAAGTTGGTAGTGTTACGCACATCCTCATCCTCTGATTCAGTATCACGCTCTAGCTTTAGACATATGATAGCTTCTTCTTCAAGAGAACCTGCATACTTGGTACGCCCATCATCATTAACTTGTGAGATGAAGATAACACCAATGTCTAACTCTTTAGCTAACTGAGCCATACGAGAACCGATAGCTGTAAGCATTGAAGTAGCACCATCAGCACCACCCTGAGATAGATATGCTAGTCGTTGTACGTGGTCAATGAATACATAGTCAACCCCATACACTGTAGCCGCCATTCTAACGTAGTCTAGAAGCTTCATAGGGTCATCATGTGATCTTAGTTCAAAAACTACAGTACGGTCATCAGCGATCTTCTGAGCCGCCTTGATAACGTTGTCCTCAGTGATGCCGTTAGTTGCAGCATCCTCTTTAGTACGGACGTTGATACCTAGCTCATAAGTAGCCATAGCACGATAAGTAGTTGATCTCATTTCTTCCATGTGCATCAGACCTATCTTAACGTCAGGGTCATTAGCAAGTAGTCCACATTCGAAGAAGCGTACCATCTCTGTCTTACCACCACCGCGTGGTGCTTTAACAAAAGTAAGACCGCCTTTAACAAGACCTCTGATCTTATCATCTAACCCACTGTGGCCAGTAGGTACATAGCTGTAAGGGTTCTCTTTCTTGATTGTTTCTTCAATGTCTAGATCACCGATGTAGAAGTTGTCTGGTGAGAAGCGTTGAGGTTTCTTAGCTGACCACATCAGGTCATCCTTATCACCTGCCATCAAGAACTCATTGGCATCCTTGTGCTTAGACATTGGGACAAAGAAGAACTTCTCTGGAAAGAGTTGATACAATCTCTCTGCGGCTACTGCACCTGCATCATCTAATTCACCTGCATAGATAACTTCTTTGAAGCTATTCATATACTCAAAGTTCTTCTTGATGAACTTCTCTGAGATAGATGCACCAGGAATTGACTTGACAGGAAATGATTTACCTAGCACTTCAAAGAGTGATGCGGCATCAAACTCACCTTCTGTAATGTATAGACGATTAGATGAACCACTGTTAAAGTCTGGCCCGAATAGATCATCAAGTGATGACCGATCTTTTAACCAGAACTTCTTCTCATCGTATCCACGATACTTAACATTGTTAGGCCACTTGAAGGCATAACGTACTGGACTGTTATCAGCATCCAGTTGTAGTTGGATACCATAGAGCTGACATACTTCAGCCGAGATACCTCTGATACCTTCATAAGTACCTGATACTATTTCTCTTTGCATTACATTCTCCTTTCTTTTCTTTAATGGGTAGTCACTAGCCGCCCAATCAAATATCTGTAATTGATTCATACCTACCATTGGGTAAGACCTAGAGCAACTGTGGCAATGTCCTACCTGTTCATCTTGTTCCCATGAGAAGGCATCGGATGAACCACATGCTTCGTAGGGACAAGGTTGATGAACTATATTAGTCATTCAGTTTCCTCCAATGTATCCATAGCTCGCCTCTACTGTCTACATTTGTTTCATACCCTAGTTCATGTAACTCGTAAACGTCTTGACGATTTGTTAAGTGTTCTTTTATGTAAGCACATTGCTTACCATCGTGCATTGCCTCATTGACTACTTTCTGTAGTCTCTTAGTTCTATAAGAGTATGAGATGTCACTAGCATCTTCGGCTGTTGGTAAGTTAAGCATTTCTTTCTCCTATCAATTCCCATTTGAATGGGTTTCTGTTATCAAAGAACCTGTCATACTCTGTATCATTTACTTCAATAACAATACCAGTGCCACGTTCTTTAAGTGTTCTTATTGTAGTCTTGTCACTTATATTTGTAAATGCTACAATAACTACTCCATCTCCATCATCTTCAATTATCTCACAATCACCGCTTGGCATTGTATCTAACCATCTATTAAAGTCTTTCTTAAGCATTAATCTTCTCCTTTATCTGTTATTACTAAGTAAAGTATTACACATAATATTACTGCGGTTGCTGTAAAAGCTAGCATTAATCGTTCTCCTTGTTAAAGTATTTATTGTATATAACCTCTAGCTTTCTAAGCTCTGGGTGTTTGTGTATCCATAATCCTGTATCTGGATTGAACTCTTCTCTAAAGAATGTATCTAATATCTTATGTCCTGTACTAAGGTCAGGTTGTATTTGTTTAGATAGTTCATCGAACTGAGCATCAGTCAGGATAGGGTCAGCCCTATACTCGTAAGCAAAGGCGGCTATAGATAATCTAATTCTATTTCTTATTTCTGTATTACTGATCATACTAATCTCCTTTGTTAAGATGAATGTGAGGAGAGTTTTCAACGTCAGATATTGTAGTACGTTTAATATCTTTTGGTATAACTCGGCCCTCGCTCACTAACGACAATCATTGTGCCGAGATACTTCTATCGAGCCTTTTGTTGTGACTGCTATAATCACTTCTCATCATATGGGACTTGCTGACCCATACTATCTGGTGCTAACCAGAACGTCTTGGCAGGGGTAGTAGGAATCGAACCCACATCATTTGGTTTGGAATCAAATGTTCTACCATTGAACTATACCCCTATTAAAAGTACTTAGAACCTCTCCACCCCTCAGGTTGCAATCTCCGTCTGGTGCTTCAACGAGTATACATCGTCATGTACTAAGTACTTATAATAACAGTATGTGTAGTATTATAAAGTAAAAGGGGAACTCTGTAAAGCCCCCCTCTTAATTATTTATGTATCTGTATCTGATAAGTTAGATGATAATGTCATAACTAACTTGTTGTGTCCTGCAATTACGCTATCAACGTCAGTTATTATATCATCTATATCATACCACATATTCCGTATAACGAATTGCTGATATACTACAATCGCTACAAGTATTCCTAGTCCTACTAGGATTGGGTCTATCATCATTTTGGTGTGTCACTTAACTTAGCAATTTTAGCTTCAACTTTGTTCTTCTTAACACGTAGGTCATACATCTTGTCAGCAATATTTGACATTCTATCTTTTGCCTTTGTTGTTACTGTTTTACTTGCGTTGTCTATCATGTCGTTTGCCGCATCAAACTCATTCTTACCTGTTGATGGTGCAGAGTCGGCTAACTTTACAGTTCCCCAATTAACTAACTTAGCAAACTTAGCAGGGTCAGACAAACCAAACTTAGTAGCTATCTTTTCAAGTGTATCCATCTTAGCCATGTTCTTAGCATATAGTTTACGCTCACGTAATGTAAGCTTCTCTAACTTAGTTAAAGGAACTTCAACAACAACGTCATCAACTACATTGTCCTTAGGTGGGTTGTTAGCGATGTAAGTAATCATAGCTAAAGTATCTGCTGATGCAGGGGCTTGGTTGCCACACTGTGAAGCTGTGTATGTGATGACACCATGTGCATCTGCTGTTACTGTATTCTTACATGTGTAAGCTGATGCTGATGTTGCTGAGATTAAAAGTGCTGTTGTGATTAGTAATGTTTTCATAGTAGTGTTTCCTAGTTTATTTGATAAAGTCATGTAGACGATTTGTTATGATTGATAGTGCAGTGTTTAGTTCTTTAGCTGAGCATGTCTCCAAGTGCTCTTTTACTTTGTTGTAAGCGTCCCAAGTACCAGAGGTTAGTTTCTTATTGTCTGGTTTCTTAATGATCTGTACTGGCTCGCTCTTAGCCTCAGTAGTACCGACCTGATTAGTATTAAGGAAGTCGAGTAGACCCTTCTTATCGACTGGCACATCAGGGTTAGTATACTTACCTAACTTCTTTGCATCAGCCTGAGTGCCTACCCATTGTCCTTTGTTGTTAGTGTATAGCTTCATACATCTTGCTCATGGTTACCCAAGATAAGTAGTAGTGCTACACCTACGATGGGCGACAAAAGAACTGAGCCTATTGCCCAACCCCAAGGGTTTCTATTTCTACGCTCAGCCATCTTGTAAGCTAAAGCTCCCATCAGTACCCATACTGCTAAAGTAATTAATTCCATTTAGTAATCTCCTATTATTCTGTGAATGATTGTTGTTGTTTCTACTTCTACATCTTGGCCACAATCAAAGCAATAAGCTTCGTTTGCTATGTCTTCTCCTACTTCGTCTATAACCATTTCTTGAGAGATGTAATCCCAAGAGCAGAACGCTCTCCACTGTAGATCAGTAGAGTAGCAGTCGGAGCAGGTGTATTGTTTAGTTTCTTTCATGTAACTCTCCTATACTTTAAGTATACTATTAGTATACATTATCTCTAACACCTTTAGAAAGATAATTATTAGTTGATACATAATGTTATATAGCATACTGCTAATTATACATATACTTGAATAACTTGTCAAGCATTATTTTAGTCAACATACCAACTATTTATGTGGTCGTTAACTTCTACTACACCATCTGAGGCTGTATAACCTTCAGATACTACTACAAGATCACCTACTAAAGAGTTCTTTTCTGCATAAGATACTGCTTTAGATAAGTTATCTGTAGTTGTCGAATCTACTAGGGTGCGGTTCTGTTTGATCTCTACGATATATGTGAATGACATTAGTGAAAGTTCCTTCTATAATATTCTGTTTGAAAATGATCTAGCTGTAGATGTTCTACGAGTATCTCTACATCTAAGTTTAATTCGAATAGCATTTCTGCTAGACGTTTTGGGTGTTCGTTAATCAATCTCTCGATTGCTTCGATTTCCATTGTATCTTTGAAATCCATATCTTGCTCCTCATGGCTGTTCCAGATGTCCAAGGGGGTAGGTTCACGTTCTATCTCTAACCGCCCCCAGTCGGCTTGTATGAGCTTCTCAAGTAGGTCTAGTGCAAAGAATACGTCTTGTGTTTCTCTAGGTGTATGTTGATTGTAATATCCAACACTTATATTAGTACACTCTGGTATTATTTCTGCATATTCCATTGAGTCAGTGTATGTGCCATACGAGTCAAGTTCTAAGTTCCATTGACCTGCTAATATATCAATCAATGAGTAACCAAATATATCACTGCAAGTACGCTCAAGTGATTGGTGTGTTACTACACTAGTAGTACCTAGCCTGTCAAAAGAGATAACAGCATTGATACTGTCCATCCAAGGATATGTATTTATATCACTATCGTTGTTCTGATAGTCAACATAAGAGTTAACAATACCTCTTGAACCTATACCACCAATCTCTTCGGCGGCATGACAAACATAGACACCTTCTACACCTGCTTTGATCATATTTAACTGCAACCATACACCAGTAGTACAATCAGCACCTAAACATTCTTTATCAGGATATGTTTTACTCATCATACCAGTTGCGTGATCCATTGTGACGTTCTGCATACCCTCAGTCTTGTGAACAGTATCGTAATGGGCGGCAAACAATACACTAGGATTATCACCTACAATGTGTATGAAGTTACCAAATCTATCAGGATTACCGAAGACAGGCAACAAGAACCTATCAGCAAAAGCTTTCTCTGATTTACTATAAGCAGGACGCTTGTAGGACATCATAGCGATTAGCTGTTGTATTCTATCGAATTTATTCATAGTAGTCATGCCGTTTCCTTTTCTGATTGGTCATGCTCATAACATTCAATGTAATCATCCCATAAACGATTAGGTATATACTCTTGAGTAGGCTCATGCAGACTACAATCTCCGATGTACCAGTATTCCTCACTAAACTCAATGTATACTGCCTCATCCATGTGCATGTCTACTTCTCTTACGATTTCTTCACCATTAGCGTCTTTACCTACAATCATGTGAGCATAGGCACTGTCTTCATTGTGTATCGGCTCATCATTAACTTCACAAGTTGTGTAGTTATCATCATAGCAATAACGACAGAAGCTATCACCATGTGGTGTAGTACACATATCGTCTTCAAGCTCACCACAGTGATCACATGTATGACCATGACTTAACGTACCATCAGTTTCAGTAAGTGAATACTCACCATCATCATTTAATACGAAATACTGTTTACCATCATTACGAATGAGATCACAACGATATTCACCATCAACATAAGGCACGATAGGGTCATGTACATCACCTAGCACTGCAAGCTTTAGGCCATGCCATTGACGATGAGACTCGCCGTGAAATGTAGAACCCATCCAGTCTAGGTGTTCTTTCATCATGTCTAATGATTGCTCACATGCACCATACATTGATTGATGAACATAATCAACGTCTACACCATTGCGATGTATACCGATAACAACACGCCCTGCAATGTGGTTTTTCTTGTCCTTAACGTATAGGATACCGAAATCACCAGAGGCATACGCTTCACCTACACTGTAGTAAGTACCCTCACAATCATAGTCATCGTGTCTGCCGATCTGTTGCATACAAGATGTAGCTAAATTCTTACGTTCAGAGGCTAGTCTTGGGTTGCGGTAAGAGACTGTGGAATGCTCGTAAGCTGTCACGAAATCTACCGCGTCTTCTGAATACACTAACTCAAAGTCACGAGGTTTTGATTGCTCAATCCAATCTTCAGTCATGCTAGCAATGTGTTGATTAGTTAAGTGTGCGAACATACGACGAATTGCCTTGCCACCTTTCATAGTAGATACTCGATCTCTAAGCTTGTCCTTATGTGTAAGGAACATAGCTATTTGACCTTCATTCTTAGGGCAAGCAGTAGGGTTAAAGATTGAAAGTATTTTAGTAATGTCTGACCATACAAGATTTGAATCATTTAAACCATTGTATTCTCGGTGGGTAGTAGACTTCAAGAATTCTGCTAATGCACTAGTCTGATCAAACATAGTTGTTTCATTATTGATAAGAGATTCAACAATGTCATCGAGTGAACCATACTTAGAGTCTTTAAAAGGCTCAAGCACTTCCTCTTTAGTATTTACCCAAATTGGTTTAGGCTTAGTCTCTAACTCGTCTTCTGTTACAACCTCACGAACACCATTGGTGTAGTCCATGTTCTCGTAACGTCTCCAACTATTAGCTCCGTAGTTAGGGCAAGCATAATAGTATTCAGTGAAAGAATATCTCTCATCACTCTGGACAACTCGTTTAGTCTGAAATATCTCGTGATATTCATTTGGTGCTACTTCCATAAACTGTTTCATAATATAATCCTTTCCTATGTTATAGTTATTACAGTTGTTATTACTTAGTATTCAGAACATATAGCCATGTAGTCGATACCTGCCACCTTATCAGTATATCTTTTAAAACCATTAGAACTATCGTAGTAAGTCATATTAATATATTGGCCTGTCACGTTACTGAAAGCTTGGTTAGCATATGATACTGCTTGGTTACAAGTAGCGTCGATAGGCATAAGTTCAGTTTGGGTTATAATTCTACCATCTATTGAAGTGCCTAGCATTATCTGAGCGGCACTTGCAGTAGTTGCAGTTAAGGCCAATGCGATTGCAGTTGTTTTAATTAAGTTTTTCATAGTAGTTCTTTCTTTAATTTAAATAATGATTATATAAGCATCCTTCAAGATATGCAATAGCATTATCAATAGGGATAGTTTCAGTTAAGTATTGTGGTGGTGTCTCATCACCTTCATAAATTCTTACACCACCTAGGTTACGTTCTATTCTCAAGTGACTACCAGTCTCTAAGTTTACACGACCAAGCATCTCACTTAGGTTTTCAATGTTAGATATCATCTGGCTTCCTCTTTTCTCTATCCATTTTAATAATAAGATCAATGAGTGTTTCATCTTTATTGAGTAGATCAACAATAAGATCAACAGCAGGTATATTCTGACTTGTGATATACTCTAATACTTCTTTTCTATTCATAATTCAATCCTTTCACTTGTTATTTTAAAGACACCTGCACTCATACCTTTAGCAATCCAATTATCACGAATGTCTAAAGCATCAATTACATAGTCTGTATCTATACTCTGGAACAGCTTGCCACCTAGGTAAACTTTAACTTTGTATGTTACTAAACCAGTGTCGTTTTTAAAGCTTTCATCTATCATTTAAAACTCCTCGTCTAATATTTCATCTATATCCATCATATCCTCAGATATAGTTAGCATCTCAAGATATTCTTCTAGCATAAGCAATGTAGAATTGTATTCAACTTGCCACCCATTCATAGTAGTTTCCATTTACATTACTCCTACTGATGTTAGTACAAATCTAAGCGATGCGCCTAGGTTGTAACCAAATGAACCTGCAATACCATCTTGTGATGGTGAATATACTGCTACTACTAAACAACCTAGTAACCAAGCTTTTACTATATTTAAAATTATACCCATTGTATTATACCTTTCCTAGTATTTTGTAATAGTATTCCATTGCATTTAAAAACCCACGTTGATAATCTGTTTCTGGTGGGTCATTTCTGAAAGAAGAGATGCTATGCACCACGTCTATACTTAACATATACTCAGCCTCATCTAAAGCGTGTTGATAGCCATTTTTGTATTCATCTGATTTACAACTTATACACATTGAAAATACTCCTCTGTTTTAATTACATAAGTCCAAGGGTCAACAAGGTTTAATTCTGACTTGTCAACCTTAACCATACGACCAACATTCTCAGTCATACCAAAAGGCGTTGCCGTGTGGCATGGTTGCCTAGTATCAGCAGGGACATGCAATACACAAATTTGGTTTGTAAGGTAGCCTGACTTCTCGACAAACTCATGGTAATCAACTGCATTCATCATATATGAAGGTTCAAGTATACCCTCCCAATGGCCTATACACTGCACAACTTCACCTGATAGCCTACCCAAAGCACGTTGAGTATCTAAGAACCTAGTGAAACATGCCACCTGATGCAAATCGTGTGGGTTATCTATTGCGAATATCACTTTTTCTAAATGTGTCATATTATTCTCCTATTTAATTAATTTGCATGATCATGTTACGATCAATATTACTTTTAGTCAATATATAAAATACTTCATCAGCAAGAACATTATCAGCGAATGTTATTTTACCAACACCAACAGTCCCATCAACATGACCATCAAACTCAAAAGCATTTTTCCATTTGTCTTGTAGATCAAACCATAACTTAGTTGAATACTGGCGTTGATCACGATCACCTGATTTAAGAACTCGTAAAAACCATTTGTTTAATTCACTTTCTGAACCTACTTGAGATAACTTCATTTAAAATTCCTCCTGCAATATTGTTTCAATTTTATGGTATTGACCTAATGTCACGGCCTCTTTTAGATTAGTATTTTCCAGAGCAATATCTGGCTCTATTGAATAGTTTGCACACAATTCAAAGAATTCGTAAGCGGTCATCCCATGTTGACGCATGACCTTATATTCATTTTGTGATAATATCATTTTACTTCCCCTTGCTTGTTACACATAAGACCTTGTCTGTCCACATTGTTATTTTAGCACCATTATCAGACACTTGTAAAGCGTATTGATATGCCATTGGAGATGATAATTCACCTTGCTTGTATCCATTTAAAATTATACTTGTCATGATATTTTCCTTCTCATGTTTAAGTTAAAACGTGTATACCAACTAGCAGGGAGAAACTAGTTGGCATAACTTTCCTAACTTATAAACCTTGTATTGCGGCAATTATAGCCGCTTTAGTGAAGCCTGCTTTATTCATACGCTTAACAAATGCCTCAGCACTTTTAGGCAACTTAACTTCATCAGGTTTCTTTTTATTCAAAACCTCTTTAACTAATGTTGATCTTAAAGATAGTTTTCTGTCAGGATGGATAGCCGCGGCAAATCTTGAGAAGGCAAAGTTGTCAACATCAACATTTGAAATATCAATTATTAATGTCTTTTTATCTTTTGCTTTCTTAATTTTAGCACCAACAAAAACTGCACCTACAATGGCCTTAACGGCACTTGCACCTTGAGTATCACCTTTTTTCATCAGTCTAGCTATAGAGCTTGCTAATGGCCTTGCGTCTTCACTATTCATAGTAGTTCTTACTAGTTCAAACAAGTTAGCACCTGCCGCAATACCCGAACCCATGTTATTTACGAATTTGTTTTCTAAGCTTTTAATGTCGTTTGTCATGATATGTTTTTCCTTTATAATGACTTGATTAAGTTGAATGAATTTCAACAATCTAATCAACTAGTTGGGAGGGTACTAGTTGACTAGGGATTGAAACTTTAAGCGTTAGCAATTTCCCAAACTGTTTGCTTGGCCTTTGCAATTTTAGCTTCGTACTTATCTACTTGCATAAAGTCAGTATCTTCATTTTGCAATTCTAGAACCCTTGCTTCAGCGTACATTGTCATTGAGTTCATAGCACTTAATAATTCAGATGTTTGTTTTAAATCCATGATTTAATATTCCTAATAAAAATACATCTTGATTGATGTACTTATATATAAAATATTGGTGTAGGTGTATTTTCACCTGTTAATTCAGAACCGCGCTAAGTGATACATGATCACAAAACTAAGATTAATTCCTACACTACTGCCGAGACCACACACTTACCCGTTCACCCGTCCAATCAGGGTGTCAACGCTTATAAGCGGTACTAGTCAGGAGAATTTAATTTAGATCATAGCAGGTCTCTACTGCACTGTTAGGGTTCTTATTTAACCGACCCTCTGGGCTTTTTCTCT